ACCTTCCCCTACAATGCCATCAGGAGAGCATCCAAAGCCTTCTATTGTGGGATGGTCTACGAACCCCTCCTCCTTTACAAAAGTGCCTGTATGAGCCTCGTATGCCATCCTAGCGAATGGCTCTTGCTCTGTACCCCATTCCATTGCAGCATTGGTAAAAGACTCCCCTTGCTTGTTTGTCAATCGCTGAACTACTAGTTCCATTTTGTAGTTTTTGCGACTTGCTGATTCGCCAGACTTTATCTTGGCTAAGACATCTGCGACCCTACTAGCAGTTACTTTGCCTAGCCTGGCAGCAAACCATTCTTCTGTTCTTTGTTCCATGTTATCCCTTTCAATGGATTTTTACATCTTGGTGAATCTTTAACAAACTCTCTCGTAGAAACTTTACCATAACCTCCGAAACTTCTAAAGATAAATCCGATCCTACAATCTCAATCGTAAACTGATATGGTGCAATCTCCGTTACTGTTATAACTGCCTGAGATTCATTCGACATCATCAATCACAATATCTTGTGGCTCTCTGCGGATTAACTGCGTATCTACCCCATCATCCTCGAACTGCTTTTGGTAGGCAAGAGACAAGGCATCGATGGCAGCATCCCAACCAGAGGCAAAGAAATGTTCGCATACCATTGTCTGACCTGTGGGTAAATCAGTTGCCTTTAGGCATTTGTAAAAAGCCTCCATACAATGCTTGTTTCTCATTTTATCAATTCCTCTATCCAAGAAGTTGCCAGTTCCCAAGACACCTTTATGATTGCTAAAGGTAACAAAATGTAAACACCAATTCCTACTAGGACTTTTGCCACTTTTTCCATTGCACCACTCCTGGTATCTCTGGCATATCTACATCATCCAAGGTCTTTAATGACAGGGCGCGAAAGTCTGCCCATTTCTTTTGATACTTTGCTTGCTCACTTGCAGGCACATACCCATACACTTTGCGCCACCGAATCGTAATATCTGTGGAACTAGGGGTATAGATATAATTACCATCGTCTAAGGCTCTTGCTACTTGCTTTGCTTTTTCAAAAAACCTATTTTCTTTTCGCATATTTTCTCTCCGACTGTCGGTTTAAACAATGTTCGCATTTCCATCTCATAACTGGTCGAACCCTACTGCCTGATGCTACCAGCTTAAAACCAGCTTTTGGTCTATCAGCCTGACAAGAACTACACCACTTTGTTTCCATCCCATCCTTCCTTCATATATCCATAATCCGCAGCGTCTGCTACGGCTGTGAGCTTTAAACATACATCGCATTGGTCTATCCATATACGATGGCTCTCAGAAGTCTTGAGGGGGTGCGACCCCCACTCTTTGCCACAAGTAAAACAAACATTGTCAGGCTGCTCATTCGCTAGTCTCACTCAGCTCTGCCTTCCGCTTTTCTTTAGCATCGTTTACCTTCTTCATCGCCTCTTTGTCCTTAGACACTTCCTTGAACGCTTGGGCGAAGTTCACCCTTAGTTCTGGGATGTCCTGAGAACCTAATATCTTTTCTACAAACTTTGTAGAATCTACCCCTATATCATCCCATAAATCTTCTCCGACATAAAGAGATAAACCGAGACCATGTAGAGCAATTGCTTTAGCCAGGCATCTTTGCATTGCAGTATTAACAGCAAACGCATCAGGATTCGGTACTGCCTTGTTGCGATAGTCCATTACCGGCAACTGCGCGGTCATCGACTTACCAAAGGCATTTACTGTACAAAACACCATTACAGTCTCGCCAAACACTACAGGCTGACCATACGACCAAGTAGCTTGTGGATCGTGTTGTAGCAATGTGTCTACAGCCCATGCCCAAGACAGATAAGACAAGCCATTCTTCTTCTCAATCTTATCCGATACATCTACATTCCTAAGTTCTAAATATTTAGACATTATTCTTCCTCCGCAATCAATTTATCTTCAATATGGTCGTGGACTAGAAAATAAATAGCCCGACCAAACTTTTCCCACTCGCCTTTATCAGCATACTGTCTTAGGTTTTCCCACTTCTCTGCACCTTTGTAATCAGCAGTTGCATCTGCAAGATACTCTTGGAAGTTATCCAAATCCATCGGATCGCATGGCTTACCTTGTTTCATATAGGTAGTCCACACATACTCCTGTTGATCGCCTAAACATTGCTGATCCGCACCACTTTCTAACCAACTATCATATTTACTCACGATACACCCCCTGTTTTCCAAACATACACAATCATCGCTGGTGCAAGCATAAGGATTGCTGCCACAGCACCCCAAAATAAGTCTTTCCATTCGCCTTTAAAGTCTTTCATAGTGTTACCTCAGATAAATATAAATTTGGCTGCCATTGTTTCCAGTCATCATAAATGCGGATCTCATAGCCAAACATACCACCTTCACAATGAAATACACAATCATCAGGATTTAAGCCTTGCTTGATTGCATCTGCATCAGCACTAGCTTTGCTGGCATAAGTAGCTTTTACAAAAAAAGTTGGTGTTTTCATTTTTAAATTCCCTTTCAAAGAAATAAGCGACATCGCTTATGTAGAACTATACAGATATTTGTAGAGATTTGTAGAATAAATACTAGGGATATACCCTAATATCTACATTTTCCTGTAATGGGTGTAGAATCAAAGATCTACAAAAGGAGATAACATGGATACTGTTGTAAAAACACCACAGTTTGAAAAATTACTAGAGGCATTTGGTAGTTATAAGGATATATCGCAAAAGCTCGGCATCAAGTATGTAACTGTGTACGCCTGGTCAATGCGTAATAGCATCCCTAAAAAGCACCACCAAGCCATCATAGAAGCCTCTGAAGGCAAGATAACCGAACAAGACCTTGCCTAATTACAATCAGCGCACAATGGCTCTATTTGAGTCTAGGGGGTATAAATGCGAAGTGGTCGAATCCTACAACTCTTTTACAAAACGAAAAAAAGATATGTTTGGCATACTCGACATGGTGGCTATTGGAAACGAAGAAACACTCGGAATACAAATGACATCCAAAAGCAATATGTCCTCCAGAATAAAAAAGATCCAAGAAAGCGACTATTTTGTAGAACTACTAAGATCCAAATGGCGAATTATCGTTATCGGCTGGTTTAAGAAACCTAATGGGAGATATGACTTTAAAGAGTTTGAGTTTTGATTTATAATGTAAGTGTCTGGTGTGGCAACCAAGATAATCACCTAGGGTAACAACCCCAGTATTTTTAGGCGGGGTATGTGTAACTTTAGACAATGAGTGAGAAATCCCTTGGTGAAATTGTCTTTGGTTGCCCATGCCAACGGGACATACCCCACCTAAGACTATTGGGGTTTTCCTTTTGCAACTAGACACGCGCTAAATGCTGTGCGCGATAGAAAAATGCTAGATGGGCTAGAGGGTCTGTGAGTAAGTGGCAGACAGCGAGGGTCGACACCTGCGATAGCCGAGTAGTTTGGTACAAGCCAGCTTCTCAGATTTTGCAACAGGATACATCACTTGTAGAGATCATCACCTCGGTGATGTTGGTCGTGCTTTTGTCTTTTAGTAAAGTGCATGAATTTTTAATAAAACAAAATGTTGACTAAACTAAAAAAGCATCTACATAATGTAACAAATATATTACCTATAGGTATCTAAAGTAACAAATATGTTAACTTATAAGTTATGACAGAAGAAGAATACAAGACCCAAGCTCTAGCCTTTCTAGAGAAAGAAAGTAGATTCCCTTGTCATGCTTATCCTTGTCTAGCAGACGATAAAGGACATGGGTTTGATCAACACTATGTTTACCATGTAGCCTGGGCAGCAAGAAAGATCGCAGAGATCAGCCCTCTACACCATACAGACATTAGCTCATCTCTACACCTTTGCACGACAGTAGCAGCACATACACCTACAACCTACCTAGATTACCGAGTACCAGAGCTTTATGTAGAAAATCTATCAGTCGGACAAATCGATATAGCAAATCAATCTATCGAGCCTGTAGAATCTTTATCATGCTGTCATGTAGTAGAACATATAGGGCTAGGTAGATACGGAGATGAAATAGACAATGAAGGCGATATTAAGGCAATCCAAAACCTCAAGAACAGCACCTACAAGCATCTTTTATTCGTTGTGCCTGTGGGTGAGCCTAGTGTGTATTTCAATGCACATAGAGTCTATAGCCCTGTCTACATATCCTCTTTATTTACAGGATTTGTTTGTAGAGAGTTCTACCTCATCCCTAATAACGGACAGCAGCCAGTTGTTACAGAGATAGCAGAAATAGACTTACCTTATGCTTGTGGGTGTTTTCATTTTATAAAGACTTAATATGCCAGACATCACTATGTGTTTAGACCACAACTGTAGTAAGAAAAATACTTGCTACAGGTATCTTGCCAAACCATCTACATATCAGTCATACTTTGTAGGCAGTCCAAGAAACGATAACAGTTGTAAGCAGTATTGGGAGAATCTTTCCCAACAGATAACACAAGCCTTAGAAAGGGGAAAAAATGATTATCAAATCTGAGTTCTGGTATATTCTACAAAAGCAGATAGCAGCAAGAAAGAAAAAGTGAGTGCTTGGCTTATTATCGTTACCGGCTTGATCTATGCCTATATCGGGATTGAGCAAGGAGTAAAAGGGAATGTGCCTATGGCAGTTGTATATACAGGATATGCGTTTAGTAATGTTGGTCTTTACATCTTGGCGAGTAAATAATGCATTGGAATCATAGAGTGGTAGACTTTTCAGACGAGAACGATGGAGAATCTTGGGTCGAGGTTTGCGAAGTCTTTTACGATAAGAACCATGAGCCTTATCTGTACACAGCAAGAGGTGTTGGTGTAATGGGAGAAGATATAGAGGAAGTAAAGCAGAATCTGTATAGAATGTTAGATTGCTTAAATAAGCCAGTTCTTATGAAAGCAGACTTTAATAAAAACATAAAGGTGTGGGTGGATGAAGATACAAGTCAAGATAGTTAAAGAGTTGCCAGACGGATCGGCAGAGGCTGAACTCACGATGGATAAGGCAGGGCATAAGTTTATTATGCAAGCAGGGTTTGAGGCAGTAATGGAAAGAGCAATAAACGAAAGGAAAAGGGAAAATGACATTCGAGAACTTTTGGCAGCAATACCCAAAGAAGGTCGGAAAGCTAACAGCAAAAAGATCGTGGGAAAAATTAAGTCAGGAAAACCAACAAAAGGCACTAGAGGCAATAGTAGAGCATCGTAAGTATTGGTCAGCAAAGGGTACTGATTGGGAGTTCATACCCCATGCAAGCACTTGGCTAAACCAAGAAAGGTTCGAGGATGAGCTTGTAATCGAACAGAAAGAAAACAAGAGACCACCATTGCCTTGGTATGCAAGCGATGAACTTACTTTAGCCAAGGGCAGAGAGTTAGGATTAAACCCATATGCAGGAGAAACTTTCGCGCAGTTTAGAGCTAGGCTCTCGGCTAAGATTGGATCAGTTGGGGTGGGCGCATGAGAGTCTTAGTGGCTTGTGAGTTTAGTGGCACAGTAAGAGATGCTTTTGCAAAACTAGGGCATGATGCTTGGTCTTGTGATTTAGAGCCAACTGAAACACCTGGTAACCACTACCAAGGCTCTGTGCTAGACATCATCGGGGGGGGGTGGGATCTTATGATTGCTCACCCTCCATGCACTCATTTGGCTGTAAGTGGTGCTAGGCATTTTGCACAGAAAAGAGCAGATGGTAGACAACAGCAGGGTATAGATTTTTTTATGAAATTGGCTAACTGCAATATACCTAGATATGCCATAGAAAATCCAATAGGGATTATGAGTTCAGAGTGGAGAAAGCCTGACCAAATTATTCAACCTTGGCAGTATGGGTACAACACCACTAAAGCCACTTGTTTATGGCTCAAAGGTCTACCCTTACTAAAACCTACAAATATTGTAGATAAAGGCGGTGTTTGGACTGCTAAAAGCGGAAAACGCATGAGTCAATGGTTTTACGAAAGCTCTCGTTTACTCCCTAAAGAAAGAGAAAAAATGCGTAACAAAACATTTCAAGGTATAGCAGATGCAATGGCAGACCAATGGGGAAGAATGGAAGAAACAATGTGCAGTTCGCCAATTATGCAAGTACAGGACAGATTGGGGTTTGCAGAAGTTTAGAGAATACTTATCGAAATACCAAATTGATAGCGAATTACTAAAGTTGTATGGTGAGCAATGGGCTAAAGGAAATAAAGGGGAATGGAAAACATGGATATAGAACCAACAAAAGCAGTTGAGTACATAATGAAGTATTCAGGAGATTTTGCTAAAGCCAAGGCAAACAGAATCTACCTAGAAAACTTCCTAAAGTCTAAGCGTAGTATTCTTATGTCGAAGTCATCGGCTAAGTCTGTCGCAGCAGCAGAAGTAGATGCCTATGCAGACCCTGAGTATATTGGGCTACTAGAGGGCTTAAAAGAGGCTGTGGAGTGCGAGGAGAAGATCAAATGGATGCTGACCGCAGCCCAACTAAAAGTCGAGATATGGCGCAGTCTAGAGGCTACCAATCGGTCTGTAGATAATCATGCTAGATAGCGACTTTGTCTACATCTGGGCATTGATTGTGTTTCTTATTGTTTACATTTCTATACGGATTGGTACAGAATAGTGGATTCTACAAACTACAACTTATACCTAAATAGGTATAAAGAGATGCTAAAGACAGCACACCACTTATCTCAGTTGCTAAAGAAAACAAGAGAAGAAAACGAATACCTTAGAAAATGTATAGAAACAAAAAACTCCTAGAAATCGCTAGACTATTACCATGTCAACATTGCGGGATAGAAGATGGAACTGTCGTGGCTGCACATTCCAACCAGCTCAGAGATGGAAAAGGTCGTGGACTTAAAGCATCCGATTTTCGCATTGCCAGCCTCTGTTTTCGCTGCCATGCGGAAGCCGATACATCTAGCACACTTACAAAAGTCGCAAGGATTGAGATGTGGGAACAGGCGCACCGAGCAACCATTGGTGAACTTTTTGAACGGGGACTTGTTGGGGTGATTAAATGAGAACAGTCTGTTGGTTTTCCTGTGGTGCTGCTAGTGCTGTAGCTACCAAAATCGCTTTAGCAGAGAGAGAGAGAGAGAGTGAATTAATCATAGCCTACACAGAGGTTAAAGAAGAACATCTAGACAATAAAAGATTCTTAGCTGATTGCGAGGAATGGTTTGGACAAAAGATTGAGATTCTTGGCAATGATTTTTATGACAGATCAATCTACAGAGTGTTTGAAAAAAATTACATACGAACACCAAAGGGCGCACCATGCACTAGGGCATTAAAAAAGCAGATTAGAGAACGATTTGAGAAACCTACAGACCGCCAGGTATTTGGCTATACCGCAGAAGAACAGGCTCGTTTAGACCGCTTTATAGACGCTAATTCTGATGTCAATATATGGACACCCCTTATAGAAAAAGGACTTGGCAAAGAGGATTGCCTAGCAATGCTTAAAAATGCCAATATTGAACTGCCAGCCATGTACAAACTTGGGTATCACAACAATAACTGTATTGGCTGTGTCAAAGGTGGCATGGGTTACTGGAACAAGATAAAGGTAGACTTTCCTGAGCATTTTGACCGCATGGCAAAGCTAGAGAGGTTTAAGAAACAGACCATATTTAAAGACCGCTATCTTGATGAATTAAAGCCTACAGATGGCAACTACCCCCAAGAACCTAATATTGAATGTAGTATTTTTTGCCAAATAGCAGAACAAGAACTACAACTCTAAGGGATCTAGCCCTAGCTCTTTCCCTACAAGATGGCATCTAGCGCGAAACTCTTTTCCATGTTGCGCCCACTTATTACCCTTCCTACGATGAAAGCTCATATGGATCATTTCATGCGCCATAGTCCGTATAACTGTATCTAGGAATCCGCACCTAGCAGTAGAGATGGTAATAATGTGTTCCCACTTTTCTCCATCGTCATACATATAAGTTCCCATTACATCGGGATCTGCATTAACCACAAACCTAATCTGTGCTGCTAGAGGCATATTCCACTTCTCAAAAGGCTCACACACCACAAGCATATTGTAGATATTCTTGAGGATAGTGGAGGTCAGTTTCATACCTTTAGAATCTCGCCCCTAAACTCTACCTCGTCCTCACCACAGACTTGGATCATCTCCGGCATAAGCATCTTGCCTCGTTCCCAAGACAACATAACAAAGCCAGACCGCCAATCTTTAGGCGAGTCCTCGGTATAGTCTGCGAACTGCATATTATTAGGCTCTGCTAGTGTGCCTGTCTGTACCCCCCAAATCGTCTTAGAATAGCCTGTAATCGGCTGACAAGCTAATACATGGGTATGACCTGTAATGATGTTGGTTTGCGCTGCTGTAGCGTTGTTATAGCCTGCGTATCGACCACCCTTAAACCTGTGTTTAATTACAGTATCGTCATTAACCCAAAACGACCAGCACCCCTCCCATAGAGGGAAGTGGTCTTTTAGTTGGAATCCTTGTACACCCTCAAATTGACTAGCCTGTGCAGCAAGCATGGTCTCAAATCGCGCATCGTGATTACCAAGACACCATATAAGCCTACATCCTGCTGGTCTGATCTTTTCTATTTCGCCTAAGTAAAACTTGTTGGCTTCCAGTTCTTCTTGGACAGTAGGTTTCTTATCCCAACCAATACGAGGAAAACGACTAATAGAACCACCATCAAAGGAATCACCAT